TAACCTGCGAAAGGTTAGTAACCTCTGAGTCCATCAATGCACCAGCGGCTGTAACATTGGCTGTGTCGGTTACGTCTGCTGAGGCTTCAATTGCATTTAGTTTACTGTGATCTGCGTCCGTAAAAACATTAGAGTCTGTTGCCGCTTCTATTGCGGCTCTAATCTCTGCGTCAGTCTGGTCAGCAGTAGCGCTGGCCTCTATAGCGTTAAGCTTAGTGTGGTCAGCATCTGTGAATACGTTAGAGTCCGAAGCAGACTCAACTAGTGTGCGTATTTCTGACGCTGTTTGGTCAGCAGTTGCGCTAGCCTCAATACCGTCTAGTTTAGAATGATCTGCGTCGGTAAACACATTAGAGTCACTAGCAGAACCTACAAGCGTTTTAATTTCAGTTGCTGTTTGGTCTGCTGTAGCACCGGCTTCTATAGCATTTAACTTGCTGTGGTCCGCATCAGTAAAAACATTAGAATCAGAGGCAGACTCTACAAGCGCACGTATCTCTGCGGCTGTTTGATCTGCCGTAGCACTAGCCTCAACACCATCAAGCTTAGTACCGTCAGCGGCTACGTCTCTACCGTCTACTGTGCCTGACAGAACTACATTGCCAGTAATGTTGACGTTACCTGTACCTGTAATGTCTCTACTGTTTAAGTCTAAGTTACCGCCTAACTGTGGGCTAGTGTCACCAACAAGGTTAGGATTAATTGAGTCCCAGGCACTTCCTGTGTAAATTCTAGTGCTGTTGTCGCCTGTGTTAAAGTACCAGTCACCGGTAGTAACAGCATTGCCGTTTAGGTCTACTGTAGGGTTACTTGACTGTGCACCAAGGTACAAACCGTCAATAGCGTCCTGAGCAGCCTCTGCAGCCGTCTTAGCGGCTTCTGCAGCCGTTTGTGCTGTTTGTGCTGCTGTAGCACTAGTGGCTGCGTTTGTGGCTGAGGTGGACGCTGAGGAGGCGCTAGAGGCAGCATTGGTTGCTGACGTAGCTGCTTCACCAGCCTTAGTAGTAGCTGTGGTAGCAGAAGCAGCAGCATTAGTCTCCGCAGTCTCTGCATTAGTCTCCGCTGTTTCTGCTGCTGTCTTAGCAACCTCTGCTGCGGACTGTGCAGTGTCAGCGGCTGTCTTAGCTGTTTCTGCAGATACCTTAGCCGCTACTGCGGCATTCTCTGCTGTCTCTGCGTTAGTCTCTGCAGTTTCAGCATTGGTCTCTGCAGTTTCTGCATTAGTTTCTGCTGTCTCTGCAGCAGCCTGTGCAACCTCTGCAGCAGCTTGTGCGTTAGCCGCAGACGTAGCAGACGCTGCAGCTTCATTTGCTTTTGTAGAGGCTCTGGTTGCTTCTAGGGCTACTTCAGACGCATAGGTGTCTGTACTAGCATCCCCGGAACCACCTGTGCCACGAAATAAAGCCATCAAAAGCTCCTACAAAAGAAAAGAAAAAGGGGCCATTGCTGACCCCCTAAGATCGTTACTCTGCGACTGCGAGAACGAAACCAGCTTCAGGGCGATATACCTGAACACCGTACAGGCAATCAGCCGTGTACAGAGTCGAGAGGTACTCTTGCTTGTACTGGGTTTGTGAACGTACGGCCTGTTGCTCTGCCATGACAACAGCGTCACGGTGGAACAAGAGAGCAGCACGGGTATCAGCAGATCCTGCAGTGTTGTCGCCAGCTGCTTCGATAGTTCGGCAGTTAGCAGAGACGTAAACGTCCACACCGTAGAGGTTACCAATAAGACCGCTGTTGACTACCTGACCGTTTACAAAATCAGAAGACACATAACGATCAATGCCCATGATAGTGTTACGAACCGAAGGAGGAATAATCAACGAACGTCCGTCCATAGGTACGTTGTTGTCATCAAGCTTCTGAATCATGTCACGGAAGAACGCATCAGTGAACACGTCTGCTGGGACAATAGTGTCGTCAGTGTACTGAGTAGTAGTACCGCCGTCGTTAAAGAAACAACCAGTGTGCTGATAGTCAGTAGCGGCTGGGCTAAATACTACAGCACCGCCGTCACCAAAGCCAGTACCGGCTGCGTGAAGGTCGTTGTCAATCTGTACAGCAAGAGCATAACCAGCATCTTCTGTATAGAACTGACGGAGGCTAGAAAGAGCCTGAACTTCCACGATGTCTTCAATCAAGCGTGAGTACTCGAAGTGACGGTCGATGTCAACAGTCAATTCGCCTTCAGTGTTTGCAATGATAGTAACTGCAGTGTCAGCAGCCTTAACATTTGCATCACCACGTACGGGCTTAGGGATGTGAAGCTTGTCGCCCTTCTTACCTGTCATAGCCAGCTTCTTAACAAGCGGAGCCATCTTCAGGTTCTTTTGGTAAGCCGCAATGATTTCATCACTCCAGATTTCTGGGATGAAAGTTGCCGCTTCAGTTTTCGCAGTATTACCGCCTGCGCCGGGATATGTTGCAGTAGCCATGTCAATCTCCTAGATTATTTGACTCGACCCTCCGCATAAGCTGCCATGATTTCTTCAGACAATGCTTGATAACGGTCTGGGTCATTCTTCATTAGTTTAATAATGTCGGCCCTACGATATACCTTCTTACGTGATCCCTCAGCACTGCCTCGTGCGTTACCTGTGTTAGCTGCCTTGAGTGTTTGCTTACGTGCCTGTTTTTCAACAGTAGCAGTCTGTTGTGCAACTGTTTTACGTTCTTTCCAGAGCGAAAACAATTCATCAGCAGAATCAGCATCGTACCCTTGGTCAGCCGCTACAAACAACTGAGTCCTAATCTTAGACGCCTTAATCCACTCTGCAAACTTAGGATCATCAAGAATCTGTTGCATGTCTGAATGTTTAGCTTGAAGCGTAGCAAGTGACGACTGTTTTTTGTACTGCTCAGTGTACTGTTGCGCTTCTCTAATTCTAGGGTGGTTTTCAATAGCACGGTTAACCGCACCTTGAGGATCTGTAAAATAGTCTATATCGTCTTCAGGCTCAACGTGTTGTTGAGGTGCTGGCGTTGATATACTATTACTAATATAATCATCAACGACTTTACGAAGCTCTCCTACTTCGGAAGACTGACGACCTAAAAGCTTTTCAGCTTCTTGGTGCATCTGTACAACTTCTTCCATCGACTTACCTTGGTACTTCTCTGGAACTGTAGGATCTTCTTGAGGTTGTTCAACTTCTTGTAGTTGAGTCTCTTCTACTTCGTTTTCAATGGTGTCCACGTTGTCCTCTTCAGGCTGTGAATCAAGCATTGTTGCTCTTGACATAATTAAACTCCGTGATTATAATCATTGTGGAGGTTTTCATTTTCTACCTGCTTTTTCGTGTTCTCGTACCCACTTCATGTGACTACCGGGGAAGTCCCCAGTAGAGCCATCAAGGTGAAAAGACGGGGCAGATACCATTTTTGTAGCGTTAGCGCCACAACCGCACCTACTGGTCGTAGTACCACTCTTTACAAAATCTTCGAAGACGTGTCCGTTAGTGCAACGGAAGTCATATATTTTATACATCTACAGGGCCTTCTTCTTCAGCCTCTGCTTGGTCCCTAGCGGCTTCTATAGTACCCTGTAGATTAATTATTGTTGCAAAAGCAGCTACTTGGCCTTTACGATAGAAGAGGTCTTCTACGTCTTTTACACTCTGTATGTCTGCTAGCTGTTGTGCATTAGTAGAAAGTTCTTGGATGAGTTGTTTGAAACCTTCGCTATTGAAGAGTTCGTTGTAGTTGTTAAAATAAGTTTCAAGCTCAGTTGTCATTAGTTTCTCTAAAGTTGTTAACTATAGTTTTATTATAGCATACTTTTTAAGGAATGTCAAGCGTTTCTGGTAGTTTTTCTGCGTTTGCCAGAAGCTGTGACTGCGTGTTTAATAGCCTTTGGTCCTGTCTTACGTGCAGCAGAAGACTTCTTTTCTGCTGCTGTCATCTTAGCTGCTACAGCTTTGGGTCTACAAGAGGGGTACGGACGCGTGGTTTTCTTGGGGCCTGCTTTTTTTGTAGACTTACGACCACAAGGTTTACCTGTCTTAACGTCTACCCATTCTTCATCAAACCACTTGGTAAGACCTTTCTTGGGACGTTTAGCACCTCCTGTAGAAACCTTTCTAGGCATAAGTACCTCCACGTTTCTTGTACTCACGGGTTAACCATGCAGAAGCGTACGCAGAAGGCCATACGTCAAACTTACGTTTAGCTTCTGCCTTGACTCTAGCGTACAATGCTTTGTTGTTAGGAGTAGGCCCTGACTTCTTTGGCTTTGCTTTTGCTTTAGCCATTGTTACTTACCCTTTGGCTTTTTTACTTTTTTCTTTTTACCGCCGTACGCACTGCTTCCGTATCCCATGTTACTCTCCTTACGTTTTGTGGACCTTTTGAACTTCAAAGTTAGCTGACTTAGA